GACCAGATCGTGCGTCGAGTTCGAGGCACGCAGGCCAACGGCTACCGCGACGGCGCACTGAACGCGACCCGCGAGCAGGCTGCGGCCATCGTGCGCACGACCAGTAACCACGTGACCACGCAGGCGCGCGAGGTCACCTACGGCGAGATGGAGTCCGTGCTCAAGGGCGTGCAGTGGGTGGCGACCCTCGACACGAAGACCTGCCCGATCTGCGGCCCGCTCGACGGCAAGGTGTTTCAGCTCAAGGAAGGCCCGCGTCCGCCTGCGCACTGGAACTGCCGCTGCACAACGGCGCCGGTCACCAAGTCGCTGGCCGAGATCATCAAGGGCAGCAAGGCCAAGAAGGCCGAGGCCGCCGAGCTGTCTGCCTCGACGCGCGCGAGCATGGACGGCCAGGTGCCCGACGCCGTGACCTACAACGACTGGGTCAAGCGGCAGCCCAAGGACGTGCAGGACGAGATCTTCGGCCCAGGCCGGGCGCGTCTCTTGCGCTCGGGCCAGATTTCTCCCAAGGATTTGGTGACCAAGACCGGACGCCTGCGCAGCCTCGACGAACTCAAGGACTCGTAGGCGCGGCCCGGCCCGGCCTCGACCGCTTGTGGTCTTGCTCGAGTAAGCGCGAAGGATTCTCGACGCGGCCGGCCGATGCCGAAGGAATCGCCGCTTAACTCGCGCAGCGGAAGTGCCGATAGCTTGGGCATGATCCGCTCTCTCTCGTTGGTCCTGCTCCTCTGCTCTGTCCTGTCCGCCCAGATCCGCCTGCGCGACGTTGACGCTGCGCGCCGCGAGCTGCGCCCGTGGCTCGACGCCGTGGCCATGGTCGAAAGCCAGGCCGATGACCAGGCCGTCGGCGACGGCGGCAAGGCGATCGGCCGCTTCCAAATCTGGGAGATCTACTGGTCGGACGCCTGCCAGGTCTGCCCGGCGCTGCGCGACGCGGTCTACCAGGACGTGACCGACCGCGTCTACGCGGAGCGCGTGGTGGTCGCCTACATGCTGCGCTACTGCCCGCAGGCTGTGGCGGACAAGGACTGGGAACGGCTCTCCCGCGTCCACAACGGCGGCCCGCGCGGCCATCGCAAGCAGGCGACCGTTGGATACTGGCGGAAGATCCAAGCGCAGATTGAGCCATCCTGAGCGATTAGGGGACTTGTGCGCCCGATCAGAAGTCGATACCTTTCCGACTGATGGTATTCCGCATCGTCGCAGACAAGGACTCCGATCTTCCCGAAGGGCTGCGCGCCCATGCAAAGCAGGAGGGCGACCGTTGGGTCGTTAGCTCGCTGCCAGAAGGATGGGAAGTGGGAGACACCGTTGGCCTGCGCAAGTTCCTCAGCGAGGAGCGCACGGCGCGGAAGACCGCAGAGAAGGCCCTTCAGGCTTACGAGGGCATCGACGACGCAGCGGCAGCGCGCGAGGCTTTGCAGCAACTCAAGGCGGGCGCCTTGAAGGGCAGCAAGGAGATCGACGAGTTCCGCAAGTCGTTGGAGACGAAGGTTGCCGCTGACCTAGCGAAGAAGGACGCCATGGCGCACGGTCTGACCAAGCAGCTCACCGAGCTGATGGTGGACAACGCCGCACAAAAGGCGATCGCTGAAGCGGGCGGCAACCTCAAGCTGCTGTTGCCGATCGTGAAGGCAGCAGTGAAGGCCGAGACCACTCCAGACGGGCGTCTGGCAGTGTCTGTGGTCGATGACTCGGGCAAGGAACTGGTGAGCAAGGCCGCGGGCGCGACCTCTCCCATGTCCATCAACGAGTATGTCCATACGTTGCGAGAGCAGGCCGAATACAAGGTCGCCTTCGCAGGTTCTGGAACCGGGGGCTCCGGTTCCACGTCTTCGACCGCGGGCGCGGTTCGGGCGTCAGTCCCAGGATCTCTATCCGCGAGGGAGCTGTTCGACCGTGCCAGTATGCACCGGTAGCGAGCTTCTGGGAGCCGCTATGACGCTTCCTCGTGGGCAAACACCCATTGAGGAAACCTCATGGCCGTTACTCTTCTCCAGTCCGCTCTGACTGCGGAAGCAAACGGTGAGTTCAAGAAGGCGGGCGTCCTGAAGACGTTTGCCGACAGCTCGCCGATGCTCGCCGCTATGCCCATGCTGCCAATTCAAGGCAGCGCTTTCGCCTGGACGCGCCAAGCTTCGCTCGGCTCGGCAGGCTTCCGTTCCGTCAACGGTTCCTTTTCGGAATCGGCTGGCACCGTTGAGACCCGCACCGTTGCGATGAAGATCATCGGCGGCGACCTCGACGTTGACGAGTTCTTGGTCCAGGCTCACGGCCCGGCCCACCGCGCGATCCAAGAGCAGGCGAAGGCCGCGCTCATCGCGCAGACGATCAGCTACCAGATCATCAAGGGATCGGTCGCTGGTGGTGGTGGCTCGACCGGTGACGCCAACGGCTTCGACGGTCTCCAGGTCCGTTACGGTGGCGGCTTCGGCTCCACGCCGGTCGTGGACGGCGGCGAGAACGCTGGCCAGATCCTCCAGAACTCTGGCGGCGGTGCGCTTTCGATGCGCTCGCTCGACGAGGCGATCCAGGCGGTCGAGAATCCGACGCACCTGCTGATGGCCAAGAAGATGCGCGTCAACATCCAAGCCCTCCTGCGCGGCAGCTCGTCGGTGCAGATGGTCAAGGACGAATACGGCCGTCTCGTGACGACCTACAACGGCCTGCCCATCCTCGACGCGGACGTGCTCGGCACGGTCAGCGGCCTGGAGCAGATCGGCTTCAACGAGAACAACGACAGCAGCACGTCGATCTACTGCTTGTCGCTCACGGACATGGGTCTGTGCATGCCCACGGTCGGCGGTGTCCAGGTGCGTGACCTGGGCGAACAGAACGCCAAGGCGGTCCGTCGCACGCGCGTCGAGATGTATGCGAACATCGCAGACATCCACCCGCGTTGCGTGTCCCGCCTCTACGACATCACCGATGCAGTCGCCATCGCCTGATCCAAGGAGGACAACAACATGGCTCATCAATGCTATTCGCTGACGCTCGATGGAGCGCTTCAGATTGCCAACGCAACTGCGGTTGCGTCCGCAACTACGACCAACGGCACGGCGCTGGACCTCGGTGGCGCGGCCAACAACTGGCAGCGCTTCGCGGTTGTCATCGACTGGAGCGGTATGGACATCACCACCGGTGACGAGTCGTATCGCTTCCAGGTGCAAGGTGCCACGGCCTCGGCCTTCAGCACGGCCTACGTGTTGGCAGAGAAGCGCCTCGGCGACTCGACTGTCAACCTCCAGCCTGTTGATACGACGGCTTTGGGTCGCACGGTGATCTACTGCGACAACGTCGCAGTCACCAGCGCGACGGATTCGAGCAGCATCATTGCGACGCAGTTCGTCCGTTTGACCTGCATCAGCGCCGGAACGACGCCTGCCGTGACCTACTCGGCCTGGATCGTCCCGATCCCCTGATCTGAGCAACCGCACGACCGCGCGGCGCAAGCGGTCGCTTCCCTGTGACAGATCGCAGCTCGGCGGGCCGGAACTCCCGCCGAGCACCTAAACCGAGGAGCAGCCGTGGCAGTTCGCAAGTTCTTCCTCAACATCGGACAGAGCAACGCAGGGCCATCAGCGGACGCTGCCTCGTGGTGGGCTGTGCATCCGAACCTGGATCTGCGCAGCAGCGATCCGAACATCTTCGCCACGAACTACCCGCGTGGCAGCTACTCGGACACCTACACCTTCCCGGCAGGTGTATTCCCGCAGCACGGCACGGTTAACCTCAAGGGCACGGCCATCCAGAGCCTGCGCTACTTGACGTTCTACGATCCGATGGCCACTGGCTATGCGGACTATGCGGGCACGATGCGCGTGGCCACTGTGGTTGGCTCTAACGCGATGACATCGGCGCAGTATTGGACGGCCAGCATGGTGGGCCAAACCATCACGCGCAGGCGCACGGGCGTTGTCTACACCATCAGCGCCCACACTTCGCCTGGATCGTCCCTGACTGTCAGCACGAACTTCGATCCGCCATTGCAGGCCGGAGAGATATTCACGCACACGCTGCTGGCTACAGTTGGTGGATCGGACACCGTATTCACGCACTCGCTGCTCTACGGCCAGGACTTCGCAGGACTGGGCACCATCGAGGCCAGCCTGGAAGGAATGCGCGTGAAGTGCGTTGCGCTTGGTGTTGGCGGCCACGCGCAAAACCTGAACGAGATCCGGCAGATCCAGAGCATCTCGGGCGCGTTCAACAACACGATCACGCTGGCCACGGCATTCCCGCAGCATGTGACGGTTGGCGATCGCTTCGAGATCTTGCCACCAGCAGGCGTGAACAGCTTCGATCGCTGGGCCTACTTCCTGCCGTGGAGCCCGTTCGAGGGTAGCTGCAACAGCAACAAGCGCAACCCATACCCGAAGGGGTTCAACTACCCAGCGCAGCACGATGCGATGCCTGTCTACAACCCGTTCACGGGTGCAACCAGGCTGTGGGCTAATCCGTCCTTCGAGCGAGCGGCCTACCACACTGGCCTTGGCGTGCGCTTCCAAGAATACCTTGGCGAGCCCATCTACTGCGTCACGCTGTCCGTTGGCGGCAGCAGCATCGGCCACCGTGAGTTGTTGGACTTCAACTACAGCTTCGGCTGGTTTGACAGCGGAGCGCAGAACTACTGGAGCCCAGGAGAGAGCAACAACTGCTTCGCGCGCCTGATGGACATGCTCGACGCAGCCGTTGCGGCCGCTGCGCTCGAAGGCAACACGCTGGAATGCATCGGCGTCTTCTGGGTGCAGGGCGAGGCAGAC